TCGTAATCGCCACGATAATTAAACCATAAATTTCCGATTTTTGTTCTAGTGATTGCCATTGTTTAATCCTATTTATGCCTCATTATTGGTTACTTGGAGTTTCAGAACCTTGTTCAGTATCTCCTGTTGTTCTATATACTAAATTACCTGCCTTATCAATTTCAATTCTCATACTACCATTTATTACTTCAAAACCAACGTTTTGTTCAGCACCATTAAATAAAGTATCCTCGTATTGAGTTATTTGATTAAAGTTAGTAATTACTTTTCTATTTAACTGACCAGTATCTCTATCAAAAGATAATGTCTGTAAATTAGGGGTCACATTTTCATCAACATAACCCTTGTTAACAATATGTGTACTAGCTGTTGGTGTTATGCTAGTAGTTGGTATTGTTGTAAAGTTAACCGTGTTTCCAGTTGAAGCTGAAATGTTTGAACCTGCGATTGTTATTTCACCGATTACAGCAGAGTTAACCGTTAAGTTGTTATTACCACCACCTAATTGGTTTTCAACGAATGTTCTAATTGCTTTCTCGGTAACGAGAGCAGTATCAGAATTATCACCCATTGTACCATCAGTTGAGAATTCATTAATTGTTGCACCAAAATTTCCTAATGCAACTGAACCTAGAGATAATTGTCTTAAACCAGAAAGGTCAAAGGCTTCTGCGTTCAATGTCGCCTTACCTGTTGATTGTTCTACTCTAAACAATTCACCAACTCTAAAGTTACCATCTTGGTCGGTTGAAGTATAGAATACTCTACCTCTATCTAAATCATCAACTTCATCACCTTGGTCTGGTTGTTGTGTATAACCATTTAAGTCAGGATAGTTTGTAGTTGAAATACCACCTGTACCAATATCTAGGAAGTCGTGACCTGTTAATCTTATGTTAGAATATTTTTCTCTAATTGTAGCAGTTGTTCCGTGTGTTGGAGCATTTGCTTTTGAAATATTTGGTGACACTTCTAAATTTGTAATACCACCGTTTGCGTGTGCAAGAACGGTTACAATAATATAACTTACACTTGAAGCGTTTGAGAATACAATACTAGAACCTGCTTTTGGTTGACTTGATAAACCTGAAGTCTTAACGGTTGCACCTACTGGTAAAATATCTGCGTAACCATCACCACTTACGGTACCTGTTGTGTTTTCTTGTTTGTATCCTGAACCTGCAGCTGCATAAGTCCATCTTGAAATTACTCCGTCACCTATTGAAGCAGTACCTGTTCCTAAAGTTGTTGCGTTAGGGTCAGTTACCGTAATTGAAGGTGCTGATGAATAACCTGCACCACCATCAATGATTAAGAATTTTTTAATAATTTGGTTTTCAATTACAACTCTTGCTAATGCGTTTCTTGTTGGAGAACCACCACCTGAAATGGTAACTCTTGGTTCAATTTCATAACTTGATGTTGCGTTAGGAGCAACTGCAACACTTGTTGGACCAAAAACGTCAAAACCTGGATTACCGTCTTCTTTAAACATTGTAGCAGTTTTAGTTGCCGCTGTGTATGTTCCAACATAACCAGTTTGACCTGAACCTGTACCATCTGTAATTGTAATTCTCATACCATTATAGAAGTTGTTTGCTTGAGTATCAGAGGCAGCTAATCTAATTGTAGTTGTTGTTCCGCCTTGAGCAACACCAACGGTAGTAAAGTGACCTGAACCGTTAGTTGCTACATCAATATGTTTTACTGCACCGTCAGCAAAGTCGGCAGTAAAGTTAGCGTTTGCGCCTGAACCTGTAATTGTTTCTGTAGCAGATGTATAAGTTTCACCTGCGTATTCTTGTTCTAATCTGTAAACACCAGCATTTGATACTAATGCTCTACCGATAACTGCTTCGTTATCTCTTGTAGTTACCGTTGTTGAAAGAGGAGTTTCGTTTGCGTCAACACCTGAAGCAACTGAACCTTTTTCACCATATGAGTTATTTGAGTTTAGTGAACGAATAACAGCACCACTATCACATAGATAACCTACGTGGCAGTAATAAGTAAATACTGATACTAATTCTGATTTTGCACCACCTTTTGCCCAACAACCGATACCACCATCAAGAACTTGCGTAAAGTCATTTGCAAGAATTGACCTGAAGCCTGCGTTGTGTAAAGTACCATCAATTTTAATACCTACTGCTCTTGTTCCGATTGATGAGCAGTTTTGTACGAAAGGTGACCTAGCAACAATGTGAACAGACGTATCTGTTGGACCAGTACCTGGATCCAAAGCAACAACTGAACCTGAAGCATTTGCACCTGTGCCTTCAGTTAATCTTGTAAGACCATCTGAACTAGCTGAACTTGCTAATTGACCTGTCATACCACTAAATGTCATACCTGATAAAGTACAAGAGTCATTTAGATAAAACATTGTTTGTCTGTTATTTGGTGTAGAGTTATCACTTGAAATACCTGCACCAGCACCATTGTTTGTTGTAGTGTCTGGAGAAACGGTAACACTTCGTAAGTTATCACCGATAATAGCAGTTTTTCTAGGAACTTTAATTGGTAATTGTTCAGTATATGTTCCTGTTTCTACTTTAATTGTTTTGAAGTTTGTAGTGTCTGAAGCTATTTGAGTGCAAGCATATTTTAATGTTCTCCAAGGTAATTCAGGAGATGAACCTCTGCCTGTATCAGTATTATCTGCACCTAGTGTTGATACATAGTAAACTTTGTTACCTACATTTGGATATGCCCAAGTTAAATCAGTACCATCTGATTTTAAGAAAGTACCTGCTGAACCGATTGGCAATCTAACTCGTTGAGTTGCGTCTCTTGTAAGAATATCACCTCTTGTAGTTAGTGTTGCGTTTGAATCACCTTCAGCTAATAGGTTCCAATCTGTTTGACCTGATACATCTGGTCTGTTTGACGCTGACGCTGTATGATTTGTAATTGCTCTATATGAAGAAGAGCCGTGAGATACTGCGTCACCAATTTTGTATGCTGTGCCACTTGTCCAATTGCTTCTCCAGAAAATACCTTCAACAACTAAATCCCAATATGAGTTTGTTGTTCCTGATGGTTCGTTTCCTGTGCCGTCAATTTTAGCCACATAATAATGACCACCGTGATTAACGGTATCACCAGTTTTGTATGCTGTAGAATTTGACCAAGTACCTGTGTTATTAAATCCTGTTGATAATAATTTCCAATCTGAAGAGTTGTTATAAGGTACAACGTTGTTGTTTGCTCTTTCAGCAACATATTGATAACCGCCGTAGGTTACAATATCACCTAATTGGTAAAGTGTTGAACTTGCCCAACTATCCTCAAACTCTAATCCTGATACGAATAAATTAAATTTACTTTCGTCTAATGTTGAACCTGAAGAAGTGTGTTGAGTTGTACATACATATAAACTTGCACCGTATTTTACAACGTCATCATTTCTGTATGCTGTGGCAGTTGCCCAATTTCCTCTCCAACCGAAACCTCCGGCAAATACTTGCCATTTAGAAGTATCGTCATATAAATCTGCTTGTGATGTATGTCCAGTAATACATCTGTATGTTGAACCACCAAAGGTTACAATGTCATCAACTTTGTAAAGTGTTGTTGCCGCCCAATTACCTTTGTAATCAAGACCGCCAACCATTTGTTCCCATTTAGCTGTTGAGTGGTTTAAATCTGTATAAAAATCTGAAGCCGCTGTGTGGTTAACTAGACAGACGAAGGAATTTCCACCGTATGTGACCACGTCATCTTTAATATAAGCCGTTGAAGTAGTCCAAGCACCTTTGAAGTGAAACTTTAATCTACCTAGTATAAAATCTGCCATTTTACTTCCCTATAATTGTTTACTGCCAGTTTCTTGTTTCGCCATCTTGCGAAGCACCATACTGGTACGAGTCATTAATTCTTAACACAATGTTACCATTTGCGTCCATAAAGTATGTAGCATTATTTTCATCAAAAACGTGCTGTTCATACTTTCTAAATTTAGTATTTGGTTCTCTAGGGTCATCACTTGAACTATAAGCCAAAGGTATTTCATTAATATTAGTACCTACTGGATATGAACCACTAGCCTTACTCAATTCATTTATTTGAAAGTCAGCAACTGAACTATATGCTAAACCCTCACCATTATCCATTTGTATAGTATTGCTTTCAAACCAATTTACTTTACTATATGTTAGAAGACCTGTAGCGTCTCTGCTTAAAGCGTGAAAACTATAATCAGCCGTTATCGTTTTACCGTTTGCGTCTTTGGCAACATATTGTTTATTTACGACTAAAGACATTTAAATGTTCTCCTAACTTAAATCCTATGTATATTTATAAAAGTTTATTATGTTAATTCTAAAATTGACAAAAAACATTCCAGAGTATTATTAGAGCCAAATATTCTGATTTTGTCACCTGGTTCAAGGTTTATTGGCTTGTCTATCTGCAACGAATCAGCAGGTGGAACTTCACCATTTGTCAATACACTTCTAAAAGTTGTACCACCATCAATCGTAACCTTTATGGTTACTTTCTCAGCAGACGTAGCCGCTGTGTTTGATACCATAATTGCGTGAAGAACTGCCCTAGTAGCAGCTGGAGCTGTGTATATATCAGCAGTTGCGTCATCTACTAATACACATTGAGCACCTGCATTTTTAAATACCGAAGCCATATTATCCTCCTAATGCAATTGCAAAAGCAATAGCGTCACCCTCACCTGTCAATGGGTCGCCTGAACTAGTACCGTCTTTCGTCAAGTTTCCGGTAGTAATAACATCACCATTTACGTTAGGTAATCTAATAACTCTATCACCAGTTGGTTCTATAACTTTTAAAGTTGTTTCAAAAGCGTTTTCTAAAAGACCCTCAAATACGAGGTCTGAACCATTAAGAATAATATCATTTGTAGTAATATTACCATTAGTGGTTACGTCTTGCAAGATAACTGAACCTGCACCACCAAGCTCTCTAACCGTACCATTTGATAGTTTTGTATAAAACTTACCATCTGTTGCGTTCATAGCCAATTCGCCAACTTCTAATACGTTAGCGGCTGGTATTGCTAGTGATGTTTCTGAACGTTTTGGTTTAATTACGGTTGCCATTATCTTTTATTCTTTACTCTAAATTTAATTTTGTTAATTAGTTTTTGTTTTGTATATCTTCTATCTAATTCTATACCGATTTTTCTACCGATATTTTCTAATTCTTTTTTAGTTTTATATTGTAGGTCGCCTACTCTTACTATTACACTTTTCTTTTTAGGTTGTTCGTATGATTTGACAACACTATCAAACCATTTTTTAAAAATATTAAACACTAGAAAGACCCTCCGTCAATAGTGCTAATTTCAACATCACCAGAGGTAACGTCAAAATTATTTGCGTTAAATTTTGCAACACCTATATTTGAATTACTTGCTAATTCACCAGCAATTGTTAAAGTGTTACCTGAAGCTGTTGTGTTTATACCTTCGCCTGTTAAAAACTCTAAAGTACCCTCTATTGCTACTTGACCTTGCGTTGAAGATTCATCTGTAAAGAATACCGTAGGATTACTTAATTTACTTGTTGAGATACTACCTGCTAACATAGAGTCTGTAATACCTAAAGCTTTAACTCTTAATGCGTCAACGTTAACCTCAATTGAAGAGTTATCTACTTCTACATCAAGTCTATTACCTGTTTTACTTAAAGCGGCACCGGCGTCAATCTGACCTGCGCCAGAGAATTGTGCTACATCTAAAGCAGTTGTTCCAAAAGTTGGAGCACCTGTGTGTGTAAATACATAACCGTTATCTGCGTTAGAAGTACCTTCTTCTACGAATACGAAAGCACCACCTGATAATTCACTAGGTTGGTCTTCAGGAGTTGCTCTTGTTAATACGAAAGCAGTTGAGCCATCACCTTGCGTTGTTACCACATAGATACCGTTTTCAGCAGCTGTTGTTTGATTTTTAACTAATATTCTGTCGCCAACAGCAGGTGAAACACCATCAACTACGATAGCGCCATTTGAACTTGCTGTTAAAGTTGCACCAACACCTGAACTACCATTATTATAAGTTGCTGATAAGTCAGCAGTAGTACCTGCTCTACAAGATGGTTTAGTATCTAAACCTTGAGCGACTTGGTCAACATAAGCTTTGTTCGCTAATGATTGACTATCAAAACCACTTCTATCTTCATAACCACTAGGAACTTTTACCGTACCTGTGCCGTGAGGGGATAAATTAATA